CAATATCTCCAATAACGAGAAGATATTATATTGAAAACTACCCATACGAAAAATTAGAAACAATCAAGGTCAACACCTTTGATCCTCCTCCGCCTCCTACACCCAAAAAAGAAGATAAACCAAAATTATAACATAATAAAATCTCCTTATAAATAAAATAAGGAGATTTTCATATGTCAAATACACAACCTAATTCAAGACAAACTCTAATAGAGTATGCTCTTCGGTCTTTGGGGCATCCAGTCATTCAGATAAATGTAGACTGGCAACAATGCGAAGATCGTCTTGATGAAGCGTTGCAATTTTTCTCAGAATATCATTTTGACGGAGTTCAAAAATGTTATTTTAAGTATCAATTGACACAGCAAGATTTAGATAATAAGTATATTTCAACTGGAAATATTGAATCTTCCATAGGAGCAATAGATAGACCAAATGGAAATGATATAGTATCAGTTATTCGTCTTTTTAGATTTGGATATTTAACTGGTAATGATATGTTCAATATTAAATATCAGTTGGCACTTACTGATTACTTTGGCATAAATCGTGGATTAAAAGGAAATAGTTCTGTTCCTCTTGCTGGTTATGATTCAACAATGCAGTATATTAGTTTGATTGAACAATTCTTTGATCCAGAAAAAGCAATTCGTTTTAGTAAGGTATCTGACAAGATCTATATTGACAGTGATATGAATGAAGCAGTTCCTGGACAATATGTAATAGTTGAGGCATACGCAACTTTAGATCCCGATGAATATCCAAAGATATATAATGACCGTTTACTTAAAAAATATGTAACTGCCCAAATCAAAAAGCAATGGGGATCAAACATGTCAAAATATGATGGTGTCCAATTGCCTGGTGGTATAACATTCAAAGGTACTCAAATTTATCAAGAAGCAATTCAAGAGATTGCAATCATAGAAAATGAATTGCGCGACACCCACGAACTACCAGTTAACTTTATGATGGGATAACATATGGCATTAAATCCATTCTTTAACAATTTCAACTATACGGGTGAGCAGAGATTATTAAATGATCTCACTGTAGAGACAATTAGAGCTATGGGTCAGGATGTAGTCTACATACCCAGAGAATACATAAACATAGATGAAATATTCGGAGAAGATACAAAGTCAAGATTTAGCAATGGTTATATTCTTGAAATGTATCCCGTTGAAACTTTAAAGTTTGGTGGAAGCAAAGACGTAATGACCAAATTTGGAATTGCAATTACAAGCAGAGTTACATTGGAATTTGCAAAGACAAGATTTTTTCAAGAAATATCAACAAAACAACCAGAGATAACAAGACCAAGAGAAGGTGATTTGGTCTATATGCCTATCCCTGGTTTGCTTTTTGAAATAAACTATGTAAACGATGAAGAACCATTCTACCAATTTGGATTACTTACAACTTTTCAAATAACATGCGAACTCTTTACTTATTCTCATGAAGAAATTAATACAGGGTTCACAGAAATTGATGAAGTCTTTGAGAAGAGAACCGACTATGCAACTATAATTGGACTGACGGGAAATAGCATGACTGGTATTACACTATTCCAAGGTGGAGAAATTATTCGACAAGGCGATGCTACCGCTACTGTAGTAGAGACAATAACAAATAATAGAGGAAAGGCAACAGATGTATATCTTACAAATATCACTGGTTCTTTTGTTGCTGGGGCAACTCTCATGGGAGTAGAGTCTGGTGCTGTATATACTGCTGCAAGTGTTCAAGAAACTATTATCAACATACCACAAGATCCATTTACTGAGAAAGCAATGCATAATAATGATGTTATTCAAAAACAATCCTACACTATTCAGTTTTCATCAGATAATCCATTCTCCGAGAATTGCTAATGATATCACTCACCAACACTTATTATAACGAATCTATAAGAAAAATGGTAACTGCATTTGGTTCGTTGTTTAATTCAATTTATATAATTCGCTATAATGAACTTAAAGAAATAACTGAAAAGATAAGAGTTCCACTGACATATGGACCAAAAGAAAAATTCATCTATAAATTAAGAAACGAAAGTGCAATTACAGATGAAACTAAGGTTCAGATGACATTACCAATTATAGGTTTTGACATGACAAGTATAATATATGACACAAATAGAAAGATCAATCGACTTACAAGAAAAATTGTTGGAGATAGATCATCATATGCAGAAGTTCCATATAATATTAACTTTGGAGTTTATGTATTTACTCGTAATATAGACGATAATCTTCAAATAGTTGAACAGATACTTCCATATTTTGCTCCAGAATTCATGGTGTCGATATCAATTGATGAAATATATCCTTCTGTGGATATTCCAATTATATTAAACAGTGTAGCAATGAATGAAGAATATGAAGGAACATTCGAGACAAGAAGATCCGTGACCAGCATGTTTGATTTTACAATGAAAGGATTTGTATACAATAAATTCTGTGATCCCACTACTGGTGTCATTAAGAATTCTGATATTACAATGGGAATAACAGGAGAACCAGAAAGAACACATATCGATTATGTTGGAGATGTGAATTCACAAATTTATTTTAATATAGAAGAGGTATAGTATGAATGAAGATAAATTATCAGAATTTCTTGACATAGTGAGTGAACCAAAACAAGAAATTATTGAAAAAAACATAGTGGTTCCACCAGAAGTAAAATCAATTAAAAGACAAAAACGAGATTTGGTAAATCAAGATTTTAGTGAAGCAAGAAAAAATATGAAAGAATTGATTGCTACTGGATTTGATGCAATCGACGGAATGATGAAAGTGGCAGAAGCAAGTGATTCACCCAGAGCATATGAAGTTGTTTCTATTTTATTAAAAACAATGACGGAAATGAATTCTGGATTGGTGGAACTCCATGAGAAAGCAAACAAAGCAGAACCATTCACAAACAAACAGGTTAAAAACACAACAAACAATTCTATTTTTGTTGGATCAACCAAAGATTTACAAAATTTAATAAATCAATCCAGAAGTCAACTGAAAACATTAAACAGTGAAGAGTTAAATCATGACGAAACATAAAGATGGATATCTAGGAAATCCTAATCTAAAACCAGTTGGTGTTCAGCAGCAATTTAGTCCAGAACAAGTACAGGAATACATAAAGTGTTCAAGCGATCCAATATATTTCATCCAAAATTATGTCAAGATTGTTTCAGTTGATGAGGGTCTTGTTTCTTTCAACATGTACGATTATCAACAAGATCTTATCAAGACTCTTCATAATAATCGATTTGTTATCGGTAAGTTACCAAGACAAACAGGCAAGACTACTACTGTAGGTAGTTATTTGCTTCATTATTTACTTTTTAATCAAAATGTAAACATTGCGATTCTTGCAAATAAACAAGCAACTGCAATTGAAATTCTAAGTAGAATTAAAATGGCATTTGAATATTTGCCGAAGTGGTTGCAGCAAGGTGTTGTTGAATGGAATAAAGGTTCGGTTGTCTTAGAAAACGGTTCTAGAATATTGGCAGCAGCAACATCTTCATCAGCAATTCGTGGTGGATCATTTAATTGCATTCTTCTTGACGAGTTTGCTCACATTCCAATTCAAATTGCAGAAGAGTTTTTCTCGTCCGTATACCCAACAATTACTTCTGGTCAATCTACTAAAATGTTTATTATTTCAACTCCCAACGGATTGAATATGTTTTATTATTACTGGAAGGGTGCTATTAACAAACAAAATGGTTATGTTCCAGTAGAAGTTCACTGGAGACAAGTACCAAAATATCCAGGTGGACCACTCAGAGATGAGAAGTGGAAAGAAGAAATGATAAGCAAAACCTCTGAGAAACAATTTCAGAGTGAGTTTGAATGTGATTTCGTCGGATCATCTAATACATTAATATCATCTCAAAAGTTACATACTATGGTCTTCAATAAACCATTGATGAAGACCAAGGAAGGTCTGACTATTCATGAAGAACCTATTCGTGAAGATGAAGAAAAGAAAACCACAGA